AGATACATGACTAAAAGAAAAGTAATTAAATTACATCCAACTGTGTTTGAGATGTTAAGTAAATACAAAGACAAGATTCATTACTACGCTACGAAAAGTCGCGTGCCAATGTCCTGGAATGATTTCTTTACAATCATTTGTTCTGACTGGGAAATGGGCAGATGCAAATGCACATGTGGTATGGTAATGGATTGCGATACCTGTAACGTCGAACAAACACTGCAGAAGATGAAACTCATGAGCAAGTGGCAATCATGATTTGCAGTGAATGTGGTGAGTCGTTTAAAGAAAGAAAAACGATGAACGTTAAACAACGATGTATTCCTTGCATCATTAAGATCATAGAAAGGTGGAATAATGAGGGGTAAGCGAGAAATATGTATGCGTTGTAAACAACAAGGAATAAAGTCCAGAATGATTATAAAGGAAGATTTCTTTTACTGCAGACACTGCTACACAGCTATACAGGTTAATTTATAACGGGTAAATTATATTATACGTTTGGGGTGCCCGTAGGCAACACCCCCACAACGGAGAAAATAATGGCACGAAGAATGAAGAAACGTAGCACACGTAGAAAGAGATCCTTTAGTGTTAATTTGATTGAAACAGGAGCAGGTCTTGCTTTTCTGGATGCGGCCAACGCAGGTTCTGCATCACAATCATTTTTGAAAGGCGACATCCAAGGCGGATTGAAAACGCTAGGTGATGCATTCAAGAACAATAAGGACAAGATGGTTAGAATAGGAGCAGGAGCTTTAGCCGCTAAGTTAGTGGTTAGTAGTCTCGGTGGTTCTAAAATATTAGGAGCAATAGGTCCGCTCAAATTGAGGGCCTAAGGAAATAAAATATGGCAATAGTAATTAGTAGATCAGAAACCCAGTTAAGCGCAACAGGTGCTTTCCAGGCTATGGATAATATCGGAACAGCCAGTGTAAGTTCGTCATTCACTGTTCCGCAAAATGTCTCAGCTTTGAAATCATTAACAATCGCAGTATCAGCAGACGGCTCAGAAGAATTCGTTCCTCTAGTCAAAGTCTCTGGAAACGCAATGCGTGATGGAGATGCAGTATTCGCAGGCCAAGCCGCAAGCGCATACACCACCACAACAGGTGCCGCAAGCAACTCTATCCAGTATGATACCGATTTGGCAGTGCAACCAGGAAACTCTTGTGAGTTCTCCATTGCAACCACAGATAATGCGACGATATCTGCGGTCGTGACCGCCCAGTTCGCTTAGTTTGCCTCAACGGAAAGCAAACAGCCCGTGGGGGAGTTCTTACAAGGAAGGACTACCCACGACTTCTGTTAACGATTCAATAGATGTAGATCAAATGATCCGCCCGATGGTGGATTGTGGTGTTATATCTAAAGAAACAGGACAATGGGAAGGAATACCAACTTCGGACCCTCAGTTTGTTGGAATAACTAAAGCATTAGCCACCCCAAACGGTGCTACTGTTTTATTTCCAGATACAAACGAATATCCAAGTATAGATATGTCTGGATACAATACTGTATTCATAGCAATTAAACCAAGTAATGGCGGTAATGTTGGCATTAAAGCCGTAATGGGGCCTGATACATTGCCTAGTGGTGGCTTAACCCCAGTTAACGGGGCCGCTACGTTGAAGTATTCACAAGGTTATAACGGCACATCTTCGGCTTTTACTACTGTATTAGATGATAGCACAGAGTCATTAACAGCAGATGTATGGAATATATTTAGATTAGAGGGCCGTATGGCAGACTTTGATAACGCACAGTTTGCTATTGAAAACAATAGTGGCGGCAATTCTGATATAGAATTTGCATTTAGGAGGACAACGATCTAATGCCAAAAAAGAAAATGACTAAAGCCCAGGTAAAACGTAAGCTAAAGACTTGCACTAATGCAATGTATGATATGATCTTAGATAAAATGGGACATACCAATAGTGATGTTCCCATGTCATTACCTAAACTTATGGAGTTACATAAAGCAATGCAGGGCGCGGCTAAGCGTATGAAATGAGCGACGGCGGTAAGTCAATAGTAATTAATGCAAACGAAACAGTTACAGAGTCCACAGGTAAGAGTATGGAACAATGGTTGCTCCGTCTCGTGGTCATGTATCTATTGTTTGGAGAACAAGCAATAGGAATGATATGAATGTCCTATGCCTTAATTCCAGATGGTTATACGCTAAAGAAAGTAACACAGGCACAGAAACAAGCACTAAAAGACAAAAGACGCCACGACAATGTAGAGGCGTTAATTGCCAATCCCGAAATAATAAAACAGATTATAATTACAGGAGCCGCGTTCTTGATTGCTAAAGAAGGCAAAGAGGCATTACAAGATCTTAAAGATTTAGGCGTTAATGTTAGCCAGGATGTAGAAGACGCATATACTAAGAAACGACAAATTGGAAGCGCGCCTGTTGGCGTTAGCATAGAAGACATTGTAGAAGAAGGACTAAAGAGGTTTGGATTAAAAGAATGAATATAGGAACATTTGTTACACTTCTAAAACTGTTGGTAGACTCGGGGGCAGTCTCACCAAAAGCCCCCACCGAGTCTGAAGCGTTAAAGAAGCGTAGAAAGTTTATCGAGTTAGGTTTAAAGCGACCTGACTAATACTAAAGTATGGAAATTGATGCCTACACTTTGCTAGCCTATTTTGTCTTATGGACAATTTTTTATTTTTTTTTATCTCACTATATCGCAGAATTATCAAGAAAGCGATGGACGACTTGGGTTCAATCCGAAGATAGTGACGAAGTATTAATGGAAGCCCTGGATGTTATTGTAAACGAAATAGAAGATCGTATGCATGATAAGCTTGAACAGTTCCAGGCTTCATTTTTTGGATCTCTTGGTGCGGCATCTAAGAAATTAGACGATGCCACAGGTCAGTCCACAATCAAAGCTTTGACGCGAGACAATCCTATGATGGGCTTCGTGGCCGAATATATGATGAAAAGGGGCAATTTAGGGCATTTAGTGGGTCAAGATAGCCCCAAAACAGACCAAAGACAGGGCCATACTGACGGTAAAATGGGCCTAAGGTAGTGGGAGACAAGGCACTAGGTAGTTTTCTAGGCCTCTAAAAATAAGAAAACTCCCTAAGTAACGGTTGTAAAAACAAAGAAAACAACGTTTCTCGTCTATAATAATAATAATAATAATCAAAAATAACCCGCCATATATATAAAAATAAATTTTGAGATTAAGGGGAACAGGGTTTAACATAATGGTTATATACTTGGTTCCCAGTATGGGAGGTATGAAAGTCCTACGAGAAGTTCAATGCAAAGCTTGTGGCAAAACTGGTTTGACTTGTTACGCACAATGTCAAGATCCAGAATGTGCAGTATTACATAAAGTGGAGATACATGACTAAAAGAAAAGTAATTAAATTACATCCAACTGTGTTTGAGATGTTAAGTAAATACAAAGACAAGATTCATTA